AAGAAAAACAGTGAGACCAAGACCACCGAGATCTTGGATCGGAGTAAATTCTTCACAGAACAAGATATGGTGCCAACCGATGTTCCGATGGTGAATGTCGCGTTGAGCGGAAGTATTGACGGTGGTGTCACGCCTGGCCTAACAGTTCTTGCTGGGCCTTCCAAGCACTTTAAGACTTCATTTGCCCTGCTAATGGCGGGTGCTTATTTGAAGGCTAAGAAAGATGCAGTTATGCTGTTCTATGATAGTGAGTTTGGTAGTCCCCAATCTTACTTTGAACAGTTTGGAATTGACACCAGCAGGGTGTTGCATACGCCCATTGCCAATGTCGAGGAACTCAAGATTGATCTAATCAATCAACTTGAAGAACTTGACCGGAGCGATGACGTTATTATCGTTATTGATTCGATTGGTAATCTCGCATCCAAGAAGGAATTGGAGGATGCACTCAACGAGAAGTCTGTGGCAGATATGTCCCGTGCTAAAGCGTTAAAGGGTTTGTTCAGAATGTGCACTCCGTACTTGACTATGAAGAACATTCCCATGCTTGCCGTCAACCACACTTACAAAGAAATTGGTCTCTTCCCGAAAGATATCGTGGGTGGAGGTACTGGTATCTACTACAGTGCCGACAACATCTGGATTCTAGGAAGGCAACAAGACAAGGTCGGTACTGAGATCAAAGGGTATCACTTTGTCATCAACGTGGAGAAGTCTCGTTATGTTAAAGAGAAGTCTAAGATCCCTATCTCAGTTTCTTGGGAAGGTGGTGTACAGCGTTATAGCGGTCTTCTGGACGTTGCTCTTGCTGGTAACTATTGTACTAAGCCTTCCAATGGTTGGTATGCTCGTGTTGATCGGGAAACTGGAGAGATCCTTGAACCAAAAGTACGGTTAGCAGATACACTCAAAGAAGAGTTCTGGGCACCCATCTTTGCGGAGACGGACTTCGCAGAGTTTCTGAAGTCACAGTACTCCATTGGTCTTGCACAGAAAGTTGACATGGAAGAGATTGCTAATGCCGAATGACATTGAACAAATGTTGAGTGAAAATGTCCACTATGAAATCGTCCCAGCTGATGATATCCATGGGTGGAACATTAGACTACTGGAGGATTATCCTGAAACGGTTATCTCCTTCGGTACAATTTCATTTGACGCTATTGAGGAAGAGGATGGTTACATCTCCTTCAACTTCTCTATTGTTTCCACACCAGATCCAGATTTAACAACAGAAGACTTGACTTTTCAAGAATATGTTGGTAGAATACTGAGTGCGGTGATAGAAAAGTCTATCACCGAAGGAACAATGATTGCCAGGGATAAAGCGACTGACGCTATCCTTGCAACCGAAGATATGCTAGAGGACTTACATGCTGAACATCAATCTGGAGCAGACGGTATTACGGAACCTTCTGACCAATGAACCCTACATGCGGAAGGTTCTTCCGTTCATAACACCGGACTACTTTGACGGGGTCTATCGTGGACTCTTCAAAGAAGTCACCAAGTTTGTCGCCAAGTATAACGTACTACCTACACTAGAAGCTTTCAAGATTGAGATCGATGAGAATCAATCTCTGGGTGAGGACAACTATCGTGTCGCGATGGATCTTCTACCCAACATCTTCACACCGGAACCTGAGAACCTTGAGTGGTTGGTTGAGCGTACCGAGAAGTGGTGTCAAGATCGTGCCGTGTATAATGCGGTCATGGAGTCTATCAGTATCATTGATGGCAAACATGCGACCATGCAGAAGAATGCCATTCCTGATGTACTGAGTAAGGCCTTGGGTGTGACCTTCGACACTAACATTGGTCACGACTACCTTGAGAATGTCGATGGTCGATATGACTTTTACCATGAGCAAGAAGAGAGGATACCTTTTGATCTGGACTACTTTAACGAAATCACTAAAGGTGGTTTACCCAACAAGACACTCAATATTGCACTGGCTGGTACTGGTGTCGGTAAGTCTCTCTTCATGTGTCATGTCGCTGCCAGTGCACTGAGTCAGGGACATAATGTACTCTACATCACTATGGAGATGGCTGAGGAACGTATCGCGGAACGTATCGATGCGAACTTACTGAATGTTCCTATTGATCAACTGGAGAATCTGTCCAGAGAAATGTTCACTGATAAGGTATCCCAGATTGCGGCAAAGACCCAAGGTAAACTGATCATCAAAGAGTATCCTACAGGACAGGCAAACACCAGTCACTTCCGTGCACTGTTGAATGAACTGAAACTGAAGAAGAACTTTGTGCCTCAGTTGATCTTTGTTGATTACTTGAATATCTGTGCCTCGTCTCGTATGAAGGGTATGGGTGGGGCGATCAACTCTTACTCTTATATCAAGAGTATTGCAGAAGAGATGCGTGGTCTTGCTGTTGAGTTCAATGTGCCAATCATGTCTGCTACCCAGACTACTCGTGGTGGGTACAACAATGATGATGTCGGTCTGGAGGATACTTCAGAATCATTCGGTCTACCTGCAACGGCTGACCTGATGTTTGCTCTGATCTCTAACGACGAGTTGAACAGTCTGGGCAAGATCATGGTCAAACAGTTGAAGAACCGATACAATGACCTGACTCGACATAACCGATTCACCGTGAAGGTTGAACGCAGTAAGATGCGTCTGTCCGATGATGATGACGAGGAGATGATTCCGAATGATCAGGATAAGGGGTGGGATGACAAACCACTATTTGATCGTAGTACATCGGGACAACGAGTCACGCAGGAAAATCATAAGTTCCAGAACTTCAAACTATAGGTATTACTATGGATTTTATTTGGCCTCTGTGCACCACCATTCTAATGTTCTTGTCCTTCTGGATCGGCAGATTCTTTGGATTCAAGGACGGTTGGGGTGTGGGGTATGATGATGGAGCCGCTGCAACTGTTCCGGTTGTTGCGAAGGCAGTATTGAATTGGGTACGTATAGATAAAGATGTTAATATTAGTGATCCTGAGATCACTGAAGTGTGTCAAAGCATAACATTGGAAATACTAGAATGACCCATGTAAAGGAAATTTCTGCCCCACCAGACTTCCTTGAATATATAAAATCCTTGTGTCTGAAATGGGCGGAAGAGGTGGTGGAGTCCAATACCGCTCCCCACCCATTTCTGAAACACAGACAACGACCACACCATATCATCAACACGGCTAGTTGGGATGAGTGGGATAAAGTAGAAGCGTATGCTGGTGTGCGCGAAGCACGTGAGATCAAACGCAGACAGATATTGATGCTCCGTGAGTATGGGTTGGTAAATCGTATTGTCATCGAACAGTACGATATGCCTGAGATGGTTAACAAGTGGATTCAAGATGCGGTATATCAACAGTTTGGTATTCCGCACGATGAGACTATGCCCATCCTACAGATCCAGAATGGTGGTGAACTATTGCATCCCCATCAAGGTCATGGTAGGGAGGCTAGTATGTTTTGCTTGTTGCGTGGTGAGGGTGAGGTGACTAAGTGGTATGAAGAAATCGCACCCTTTGAGCAACTAGAGAAGTTCCGTATACCGGATCTGAGTAAGTTAGAAGTGAAGACCGAATATACCATGAAGGAGAATCAGTGGGTTCTCTTCAACCACAAAGCGTGGCATTCGGTACATAGGAAATCTGATGTTGGTGTAAGAATCAACTTAGGTGTTGATTTCAAAACAATGAATATAAAACAAAGTGAGGACTTTTTTGATGAGTAGTGTGAGTTTGATTGCAATGAGCAGTCCATCGGCATACACCGAATGTCATACCGCCGAGGAACTGGTGGCGTATGCTGCTCGGGTTAGTAATCCTTCTAATCAAAGCAACAAGAAGACTGCCCAAGGTCTGGTGAAGTATCTGATCCGTGAAGGTCATTGGTCACCTTTCGAGATGGTTCATATCACCATGGAGATTAAAACGACTCGTGACATCGCACGACAGATCATACGACACCGCTCGTTTGCATTCCAAGAGTTCTCTCAACGGTATGCGGTACAGAATGAATATGAGTTGCGTGAGGCACGACTACAAGACCCTAAGAACCGACAGAACTCTGTTGAACTAGATCTAGAGAATCTGGGTAAGGGTGGTGACAAGTCAACCGATGAACGCCTGTACGAGAACTGGAACATGAAACAGGCAGAGGTTGTTGCCGCATCCAAGGCAGCATACAACTGGGCGTTGGATAATGGTATTGCCAAGGAACAGGCACGTGCAGTCCTACCCGAAGGTAACACGGAGTCCGTTCTCTACATGGCAGGATCATTACGCTCTTGGGTTCACTACTGTGATCTACGCATGGGGAATGGTACTCAGAAGGAACATATGGTTGTTGCAAATCAGTGTTGGGATATCATTCGTGGTCACTTCCCGAATGTTGTAAAGGCATGTGAAGAAGATGGCTGAGATTGTAATTCGTAACAAGGATCTGTTGAAGACCCTTGATGATACTCTGGATATGTTTCTCGAACACAAGGAATTGTGTTATGAACTGGCATCAAACCTTCAGGTAGATGTGCCGGTTGAGGAGTGGGAGAAGTATTGTCAATCCGAGTATCTTTACGAACTACTTGAGAACGATCTGGAACACATAGGGTTTCCTGAGAAGGCCTATGGGTTTCAGGTTGCTCCTGGCGCTGTTGTGCGACCAGATGTATTTGAACCCCTGAAACAATGGACTAAGCATGAACTCCCCATGTTGTTCGGTGCGAGGTCTAACTCTCTGACATCATTCTACCCACCTAATGGGTTTGTAGGATGGCACACCAACTGGAACGCCCACGGGTATCAGATCATCATTACTTGGAGTGAGTCTGGAGACGGATACTTCTCTTACTATGACATGGTGAATGATGAGATCATCACTGAACCAGATGTGAGGGGATGGCAGGCGAGGTGGTATCGGTTTGGTCGTAAGGATGAACCTGATCATCATTTCTGGCATACTGCGTGGACTAACTGCCCACGATTTACTCTGGCATTCAAGTTCCCTTATGGGGATATTGGTGGTGGAATATTCATAGAGGAATCTCAGGCACTTGATGCGATACACGATTTCGTTGATTCGTTAGAAAGTACTTGACAAACCCCCACCCCTTTGATATAATACGTGAAATTCATTTGGAGAAACCCTATGGCAAACATTAAGTATAAATACAATGAAGATAAACTCATTGCAGAGTTTAAGAAATATGTAGATGCCACCTACTCTGGTCATTATGGTTCTAATAAGGATAATCTTCAGTCAATGGAGATTATCTCAGCCCGAGGTCGAGGCATAGACTTCACTTCAGGCAATATAGATAAGTACAATGACCGATATGGTAAGAAAGGTTCTGTAGCAGATTGGCGTAAGGATATTGTTAAAATTATTCATTATGGGTTTTTACTTCTCAATGAGCATGACAAAAAATATCCTGAGGGCTAACCGTACAAGGGTGGCGGCGAGTGATTCCTAACGATACTTACGGGCGAAATTAATTGTTGACAAACCTTGTTCCTTTTGGTATAATACTTGTATTGAAACTGAGAAAGGAGTTCTTATGAGACCAGCGACTTGGGAAGAGGTGAATGGAACAGCCTACCGAGGTTCTGTTTATACCACCTACGATAAGATTGTCTCTATACTGGGTGAACCCCACTATACCGATCCTGATCCATATGCCAAGTTGAACTGTGAGTGGGCAGTAATGACTGATGAGGGTGTTGCCTTTACACTCTATAACTGGAAAGATGGTCGTACTCCTACGGAGGAATATGGCTGGCATGTCGGTGGTAAAGACATGAACTCTTTATGGGTTGCAATGGATATTATCGGTAACGCAAAAGAGATCGATGTTCCGATGGGAAAATATGAAGGTATGAAGGAGGTTCGTTATGAGTAAGTTTGGACGGGTAGTGTTCGAGTGTCAGGAAGTGGCAGAAGCTAATATTAATCAACCACGCGAAACCGTGATTGAGGTGGCAGAGAAGGTCTTCAAGGGTGACTCCTACAAGGTCTCTCTGACGGTTCAGGAGTGGCAAAAGATTCACGAAGATATGTGGCAGGTGTTCTAATGAAGAAACAAAAAGTCAAACCTCGTTTCGCAAAGGAACTGTTTGACAAGGATACTCCCTATGGACATAAGGTTCAGCGGGATCGCACCAAATACAAGCGCAAGGACAAGCATCCCAGAGATAGTTGGGATACTACGCAGTAAAGAAGTTCCTTATGATAATCCCCGCAATGTCATGTCTGTGAAAACTGGCATTGTGGGCGTTATCATGATGTTGTTTGTGAAACCCCTCTCCGAAGGTTATCATCCCTAACCACCAATCACTGTGTGGTTCTCCTCCCCTATGTGAGTAACTAAACACAAGTGATCCTACCAACTTTGCCAGACCCGCTGGTGCGAGCCACGCATAGACAAGTGCGAATGGATCAATAAGAGATAAGAAACATCCCCAGACGAACAGACATTGCCAATAGTACTTGACTTGTGCTCTGTACCTATCTACCTTCAGCAAGTCTCGAACATACTTGAAGTTGATTGTCGTGAACACTTGCAAGAAGTACGAGTAAAAATACCCCTTGTGAGTGGGAGAGTGTGGGTCTTTGTCGGTGTCTGTGAACAGGTGATGTTCTCTGTGGTTTGCTACCCAGACAATCGCAGACCCCACCATCATAATGTGTGCAAAGAATAACATCACATATTCAAACCACAGAGGCGACTCAAAGGCCTTGTGAGATAGGTATCGGTGGTATCCCATGGTGATACCAAAGGTCATGATACCGAAATACATGACTCCGAAAATTGCCCACTGTACCGGAGTGGCGTACATTACCATGGGTATCAGACTAAAGATTGCGGCAATCTGACCGATTAATAATTGTATGGGTAGACTCATTGGTCTTTCCTATGGTTTCTAAATCGTCTGACCTTTCCATCGTAGAATAACATCTTGTACCATGGGGTGTTTTGTTTCATCTTAGGCAGAGTGTATTCCCATTTGCTTCCTTCCGGTGAAACCCAGACAACGTGATACCCTATCCATCGCTTGGATGCATACCATTCTGGTTTACCTCCGTGTTTGATCAACTGTTCCAATGTCCAGAAGTAACAGTTGTTTTTACTGCTGAACAGTCGGACAGGCCATGACCAAAAGAAGACTACAAATAGAAATAGCGTAAACAGTTTCCTCATGCAGATATTTATACTTATAAATATGAGCATGGAACAAGCATTCACCCTAATAGAAGAATTAGGGTTTCCTATTGCATCCGCTTTGATTGGTGGATTCTTTATGTTTCTGACTCTCAAGTACATTATGGACGGCGTGATTGGTCAGGTGAACTCAATCAAAGGGATTGTGGGGAGCCTAGACAATCGCGTCAAGACCATGAATCATGATATGGTTCGTATGGATACGACTCTGTGTGTTGTTCTTGGAATAAGACCAGACCTCAATCGCATCAGTCGCGCTGACGGTAAAGAAGATGCAAGGCGAGACTGATGGACTTCGTAGAAGTAGTAAAGTCATTTGGGTTTCCGGTTGTCGCGGCAGTTGGTATGCTCTATATGATTTACTTTGTCTGGAAGACCATTACGGAAGAAGTTGAACGACAACTTGATGCGACTATGGTGACTTTGATTGCATTGATTGACCGTGTCAGAATGCTGGATAATGATATCATACGACTGCAACAGAAGTTAGATACGGCGATTGAAATGAAGAGGGTGAACGAGGAAGAAAATAATGAATAATGTCTTGCGTACCTTTTATTTCAGAGCATTTGCGGCCGGCGTTGGAGTCGTATTGTTGTCGTTCTGTACTGAGTCGGTTGCTGCGCCTATCGAACATCAATTCAAATCCCCTTCATTCAGTGGGATCAATCAGTCGAGTCACTATCTGACCATTGAGAATCAAGAGACTTCTCGTAAGGAAGCCATTGAACAGGAACTTGAGGATCTTCAGGACGAGATCGAAAGAGACGCAGAGAATACGACTCTTGCGAAGTTTATACGTAACGTAGAAAGTAGGATTTACTCTACACTGTCGAGACAGATTGTAGATAGCATGTTCGGTGAGAACCCCAGTGATACTGGATCGTTCAACATCGAAGGAACAGGAATAACATACGTCAAAAATGGCGATAGTGTGGAGTTAACGATAACGGATGAAGACGGTAGTACGACTGTTATTACTATCCCTATTGGTGATTTTGGGATCTAGTTGTGCTAGCATGAACTCTCAATTGGTTTTACCAAAACCAGAAGAGCCTAAAGTACAACTGACATTGCTTCAGAAAGAACTGAAGGATGTCTCAGCACCCACAAGGAAACCAACGGTAGCCGTTTATCAGTTTACCGATCAGACGGGACAGAAGAGACAGAACAGTAGTGGAGGGACTTCGTTTAGTTCCGCAGTGACCCAAGCGCCATCAGTGTATCTGATCAGGGCACTGAAGCGTGCGGCTAACGGAGAGTTTTTCCGTGTCGTGGATCGTCAAGTTCTTGATCACGTGACCAGAGAACGACAACTGATCAGACAGACTCGACAGTCGTATGAAGGAGAAGGATCGAAAAAATTACCAGCATTGACGTTTGCTGGTATGATTATTGCAGGTGGTATCGTAGGTTTCGACACCTCTGTAGAGACGGGTGGGGCTGGTGCCAGATATCTTGGTATCGGATCTTCTCGTGAATATAGTGTTGACACAGTGACGATTAATATCAGACTTGTGTCGGTTGCAACTGGTGAGGTTCTGCTTGATGTAATAACAAGCAAGACCATACTATCTACCGCTTATGGTGGGGATGTATTTAGATTTATAGAACAGGGTACTGAACTGGTAGAAGTAGAGTCAGGAGTAACCAAAAACGAAAGCGTCTCTATCGCGACTCAACGTGCAATAGAGGCTGGTGTCTTAGAACTGATATTGCAAGGAAGCGATAAGAAGTACTGGACTTTAATGGAGAAAACCAATGAGCGTTAGGCATACTAAGTTTGCCGTGATGTTCGTAATCAGCTTTGCGGCCGCAACACTTGTCGCAGACAATGAAATATATATTGACCAAGTAGGAGATGGGTCTTCGATTGACATCGTACAGGATGGTTCGGGTAATGTCATAGGTGGGTCTACTACAGACACCACCAAGATGGTTCTGAACGGCGCGAATATGAACTTCAGCGTCAATCAAACCGGAAGCGGCAATACCTTGATTGGTTCGGTCTTCGGTACATCGACAATTGATATTGATGTGGCGGGATCGACAAACGACATTCTGTTCGATGTTGATAAAGACAACGTGTACGGTGCGACCAACGGAGACTATGTAATCAACATAACTGGCGGTAACAATGATCTGGACTTCGATGTCGGATCACTAGATACTGCTAATGATCTAGACCTTGACTTTGTATTGGACGGTGACTTCAACACGGGCGATGTGAATATCGATGCGTCTAGTCTGACCTTTAATCTAGATATTGTTGGAGATAATAATAATCTAGTCTATGATGGTAGTGGGTATGATGGTCACAGTTTTGTGATTAGTGGTTCTGGTAACTATAATGATATTACAGTAAACCAAGAATCTACCTTACAGAAAGATACGCTGGAGATAGATTTTAATGGTTCGGGAACAAGCACAACTGCTGCTACTATGTGTATCAGCCAGTCTGATTCCGGTCTCAACACTACATGCGAGTGATGTAGGAAACGTAGACCGTGCGATAGGGTGGAGAGAGATCCTCAGAGATGAGGCTTCTATTCGTCCGAATACTGGTCAGGATGTAGTGTCTAAGGATGACCTTCGCACGGGCGAGGGTCGCCTTCAGGTGCGTTTTGTTGATGATTCCAAACTAAGAATGACAGAACATACCCGTATCTTGATCGATAATGTGGTATTTGATGATGATCCCAGTAAATCAGACCTTGCCATGACCTTTGCACAGGGTACAGCAAGGTTCATATCAGGTGAACTGGGTAAGGTCAATAAAGAGAATGTACGCCTACGAACCCCTACAGCATCTATCGGTATTCGGGGAACAGACTTCACAGTAACCGTCGATGAACTAGGACAGACCCTCGTAGTCTTATTGCCAGATGTCAACGGAGTTTCGTCTGGTGAGATCATTGTGTCTACTATGGCTGGTGAGGTTGTACTGAACGAACCTTTCCAAGCGACCAACACTTATGTTGCCGAGGCACCACCGAGCAGTCCCGCGATCCTAGATCTGACTCTGGACATGCTCAACAACATCATGATCATCAACCCACCCAAGAAGAAAGAGTCCGAAGAAGAGTTGATGTTGTCATCGACTAGTGCAAATCGAAACATCAACCCCCTTGACATAGACTTCCTTGATCAAGACTTGTTAGCAAACGAAGATCTGGAACGAGACTATCTGGAGTTCACTGAGTTGGACATAAACTTTCTTGATGTTGAACTACTGGAGGATTTGCTTGAAGCCTTTGACAGTCTGGATGAAGAACTACTAAAGGAACGACAAAGCACCGGAGAACTGTCTCTAGAGGGTACAGAAGAGGGGTTTGACCCCACTACTCAGTTTGCTACCATAGTAGAGGGTGACAAGGTTACGGTAAGACGAGAGGTCAATGACATCGCAGAGATACGAGTAGACAAGGATGCATCCACCCTTATAAATATGTCTCAGGACGGTAAACAACTTGACCCAGTCAAGATAAATGGACAAGACACGGTGATAGACATACTACAATGAAGACATGGCACGTATTGGTCACTCTTATTGTCATGGTGACAATAAGGTTATTAGACCCCTTTTTATTGGAGAGTGCAAGACTCTCTTTCTTTGATTCTCTGCAAAGAGCGCAAGACACAAAACCATCCGAGATCGTGCTGGTAGATATAGACGAGAAGGCCCTAGACGAACTAGGACAGTATCCCATTCCCCGTGAGTTACTCGCAAAAGAAATCGATAAGATGGGTGAGAGTCTGATTGGTATCAACATCTTGTTTTCTGAGGAAGACAGGTGGGGCGGAGACGATGCCTTTGCTGAAACATTAGTATACAAACAGTCTGTGGTTGCGATCACACCGTCTAATCGGACGAAAACTGACTACAGACCACCACGGATAGGAGTTGCCGCTTTTGGTGACAAAGCGGTAGAATCTTTCCTCTTTCCTTCCGCTGGTATGTTGTTCGCACAAGACAAGATACACAACTCAGCTTGGGGTTACGGGACAATATCTTCGACACAAGACATCGACGGCATTGTTCGCAGACAACCCCTACTGGTAAACTTTGATAACCGACTGTACCCCGCCTTCGCACTAGACCTACTCAGAGTCGCAGCAGGAGACATATCTTACCAGATATCTACGGATGACTATGGTATTGAGTTTGTCCGTATCCCAGCCTTCAAATCGATCATGACGGACAGTGTCGGTAATGTGAACATCGCATACTGGAATGAGTTTAAGCGATACTCACTGGTGGATATGGATCAGATCCCAGACGGTTCAATCGCGATCATGGGTGCAACCTTCGAGGGATCTAATGTGGTGTCCACACCCATGGGAGCCATGTACCCGCACGACATTCAAGCAAACTTACTCAAGACCATGATCGACGGAGTAGTGATCAAGAGACCGGATGAATTTATTTTATATGAGCTCTTGACAACTATTGTTTTTTGTGTTATACTCTTAGCTCTGCTCAGGGCGGCTAGTATACCAGTATCCGGTATGGTATTTGGTGTTATGGTTGCTGGGATTTACATCTTTTCGACAGACACTTTTGCAACCTACTTCTATCTAGTCGATCCGGTATTTCCTATTCTCACTCTAGTGTTGGTGTTCGCACACGGTTCCTTTGTACAGTTCTATACTCAGTTCAAAGCAAAGCAGATGATCAAGGGACAATTTGGTACATACCTATCTCCTGACATGGTTGACATGCTGGCTAAAGATCCGAGTCTGATGAAACTGGGTGGAGAGAAGAAGGAGATGTCATTCCTCTTCATGGACATTGTTGGGTTTACGCCCATCTCAGAACACTATAAGAACAATGACGATCCTGAAGGACTGGTCGCATTGATCAACAACTATCTCAATGAAATGACAAATATTATTTTGAAAAATGGTGGAACCATTGATAAATACATGGGCGATTGCATCATGGCATTCTGGAACGCACCACTACCTTGTAACAACCACGCAGAGATGGCCGTCAAATCTGCAATAGAGATAGAGCAAAAAACTAATGTACTTAGACAACGATTTCTTGACGAAGGTCTACCCCCCATCAATGTCGGTACTGGCGTCAATACAGGTGACTGCATTGTTGGCAATATGGGTAGTGAATCTCGTTTTGACTACTCCGTCATTGGGGATGCAGTCAACCTTGCTGCCCGCCTTGAAGCAACTGCCGCCCGTGGCGACTATATCGACAACAAAACCATCTACTCCAGTTTTACCAAAGATCAACTCGTAGATATCAAGTCCAAACCCATAGGACAGATAAAGGTGAAAGGTAAGGAAGAGATGATAGACATCTATACTCATGATACAGGTAGTTGATAACTTTCTAGAACGCGATTCCTTTGATGAACTGGTACAGGCGTACCACGAGTGTCGTATGTACAGTGCCTACGACTATGGTGAGAGACGAGGTGGTGCGTACTATGCGGTGGCAGACTGGATAGATTGTTACCGTAGCGATAACCTCAGATATGCGTTTGACGATATCTCGACACAAATCAATGAGGTGCTAGGTGTCAAAGTTCAACTGATGACGTTTTTCCGACACCCCCTAGAGACCTTTCCTGTCCTAGAGGGCCGTGGTGCGAATATCCCACAACACATTGATCGTAACTTCGAGAGGTCTGGTGTACTCTACATGCTTGGTGCAGAGGGACAAGGGACTACCGTAAAGGATGAGTATGTTGAGTGGGTAGAGAATCGTGCTATTGCCTTTGATGCCCAGACCCTCCACAATCCACACTTCGGTGGTGCAGACCGTATCTCCCTCACATTTTTCGGAACTAATACGAAAAAGTTATAAGCATATAACAAAATAGTATTTGACTTTCTCCTCAAAATCCTGCATAATACTCTTGTATTAAAAATGAGGTTGCAGAGATGGCATACTACACTTACACTAAAGACCCAATAGGGTGTTTCACTGAAAAAGAGGTGGGGAACTACTTCGAGTACTCTCTGAATGCTGACGGATGGTTTGCTGAGTATCCTCACATCGTATGGGTCGGAGGGCCCGGTCAAGGTTATCGTTATGCCAATGTCAAGAAGACCGTGGCATACATCGTGGTCGATGAAGACGAATACGGCAACCCCGTCGAAGAGAAGTGGTATTTGAAATCCAACAAGGAGTATGCGAATGTCTAATTACAACGAGAAGGCAGTAGAGCGCGAGATCAAAAAAGATCCTCGCATCAAAGGCAAAGAAGCCAAGCTCATCAAGGCGCTGTTGAAAGGACGCAAATAATTTGAATTAGGGGTTGACATTTGTTGCTGACTAGTGTAAAATACTTGTATTGATAATGAGAAAGGAAGTATAGATATGGGAATGACGATCAATGTTTATCGGAACGAGCGTTACGATTGCACCAACGGTGGTGTATCATCTTACTCGCGTACACTGTGTGTCACCAACTGTGAAGGCCCCTTTGAGCCTAGTGAGGACGCCCCTGCGGTGAAACTCGTGATGGCAGAACCTATCGGTGGTCGTAAGATTCTCCGGTTGATCCCTGAGTGCGCGGAAGGCAAGCAAACGATGTTCGGAGGTAACTACGGTTCGACTTCGGATTCACGATTCTCGCGACTGTGCGATAAGTTACTTGGTGGTGCCTTCTATGGTGCTGTCGCAATTCATGACCGAGTGGAGTACTAAATGGTGGTTAATGGTTTGAAAGGTGTGGATATCCGCACCGGACTACGGGTTGAGATTGCTCTCAACTATAAAGAGATGCAACTTGTTTTGGATCAAAGTGAGACTATCAACGAAAGTTGGGAACTCATGTGCGATGCCTTTTTGGAACGCACTGGTCGCCAGATCAAAGGTGCAATGGATTTGAATTACATCGTGGTAAACGGTGTCGAGAAAGTTTTTCACTAGGAGAAGAAAATGAGTCATGAAATTGAAATGATAGACGGTCAAGCACAGATGGCATATGCGGGTGATGTCCCGTGGCACGGTCTGGGCACCAAGGTCGCGGCAGACCTATCACCCCAACAGATTATGCAACAGGCTGGTCTGGATTGGACGGTACAGAAGGAAGTTCTGACTACCGCATCAGGTGTTGAACTTGAGTCTCAGAAGGCGCTCGTGCGTACATCTGACAACAAGGTTCTAGACATCGTCGGTGAGAACTGGGAACCTGTTCAGAACGAAGAGGCGTTTGAGTTCTTCTCTGAGTACTGCGCTGCGGGTGACATGGAAATGCACACCGCTGGTTCACTCAAAGGTGGTCAGATGGTCTGGGGTCTTGCAAAAGTCAAGGAGTCGTTTGACATCCTTGGTGGCGACCAAGTCGATTCTTACCTGTTGTTCTCAAACCCACACATGTACGGTAAGTCAGTCGATGTTCGATTCACTCCGATTCGTGTAGTGTGTAACAACACCCTGACCCTATCTCTGGGACAGAAGGTTGCGAACTCTTGCAAGATCAACCACCGCTCTCAGTTCAACCCTAACAAGGTGAAGGAAGCACTAGGTATCGCATCTGAGAAGTTTGCGAAGTACAAAGAGACTGCTGAGTTCCTTGCGTCCAAGCGATACGATATGAAGTCTCTGATCAACTACTACAACGAAGTGTTCCCGCGAACCTATGTTGGTAAGAAGCCTGTCACTGTGGAAGATTTCAAAGATCTGACCAGCAACGGTCAACTGGCATACTCCTTCTTGGAGACCCAGCCTGGTGCTGAGTTCGGTGCTGGTTCATGGTGGTCTGCACTTAACAGTGTGACCTACCTGACTGACCACAAGATGGGTCGTGAGGTTGATACTCGCTTGACTTCCGCATGGTTTGGTCAGAACCAGACTCGCAAAGTGAAGGCAGTCGAAAAAGCGGTAGAGTATGCCCTCTCCGCTTAACACGATCAAGGTTCTGGGTGAGGTCGATGTAAGTCATTACGTCGATCTCTTCTCGGACATCGATGATGCCGATTGGATGGGTGCCTTCGCTAAGTTTAGTAAAAGGTACATCCCATTCTTTCAAGACTTGGATAGACTGCCCCTATTGTATCCCGTACCGGAGAATCAACAGGGTAAAACGATTGAAGAATCTGCGAGTGAGTGGGACATCGCTGACCTGATCAAGTATATGAACAGTGATGACTATAAGCAAAGTGCGATACTGAAAGGTGAGTTATACGGTAAGTATTACCACGAGGACTTTTTTACCAGTATCAATCAACTACTTACTGAGACGATTGGGAAGGGTGAATGTATCATGTTTATGTTCAACCTGATGAACCCTCACTCGCAGATTGGGGAACATGCCGATGAAAGGGTTGGCAGTAATAAACGCATACATATTCCTATCACCACCAACCCTGATATCATCTTTAAGAACAATGGTGATGAAGTGAATATGGAGGTCGGTAAGGTGTACCTTGTAGATCACTCAAAACCGCATTCGGTGGACAATCCGACTGATGTTGAGCGGATACATATCATGCTGGATTGGAAACTTTTTTGAAAAGTCCTTATAAATCAATGACTTGTTATTGAAAAAAGTTCTTGACATTTGTTGCTGAATCGCTTATAATGTATAGGTAAAGTTGAGTTGAGGAATGATTATGATTGCTGTTGTTTCTAAGGGTGGACGGAAAGCTCATCGTGAGTTGGCTGAGAAGGTCTGTTACTTCATGATCAAAAAGTTGATGCCTCGCCACCGCAAAATCGTGGTCGGTATCGAATTTCAAGCGAACTTGGAAAAGAATGACGATATGATGGCGTATGCCATGGACTTGGAAGACCGAGTCTTCGAGATCGGTATTGACCGAGACTTGATGAAGAACCACGGTCTTCGTGAGTTCGTCACTGCGGTCTGTCACGAGATGGTTCACGTGAAGCAGTATGTCAAAGGTGAACTGAAGTACACGGGTGGCAAAGAACTTTGGAAGGGTCGGGACTGCACCGACATGGAATACATGGAACAACCATGGGAGAAGGAGGCGTATCGCCTTCAGGACAAGTTAGCGTTAGAAATCTGGAATGAGGTCATGTAATGGACAATAGGATCACAAACATTCTTGACCGTGAGGTTGAGAGACAGAACAATACCATCGAACTGATTGCGAGTGAGAACTTTGCCTCGGACGCTGTGATGGGATTGTCCGGTAGTGTTTTTACCAACAAGTATGCCGAAGGGTATTCCGGTAAACGATACTACAATGGGTGTGATCATATGGATGAGATCGAAGATCTTGCCATTGAACAGGTCAAACTACTCTACGGTTGTGGGTTTGCCAACGTCCAACCTCATTGCGGTGCTAATGCTAATACCGCGATCTATCTTGCCTTCCTAGAGCCAGGAGATCGGATTCTGGGCATGGATCTTGCTAGTGGTGGTCATCTGTCGCACGGTGCGAAGGTAAACATCTCCGGTAAGGTCTATGAGTCACACTCTTATGGAGTCGATGAACAAGGATTCTTGGACTACGCAAAGATCCTTGATCAAGCGATCAAGGTCAAACCCAAGATGATCGTAGCGGGTGCCAGTGCGTATCCTCGTCGCATCAACTGGCCAGCATTCCGTGATATTGCCGATGAGGTAGGTGCGTACCTACTGGTCGATATGGCGCACTACAGTGGATTGATTGCGGGTGGTGCGTATCCGAATCCGGTACAGTGGGCAGATGTTGTTACATCCACCACCCATAAGACTCTTCGAGGGCCTCGTGGTGGTATCATCCTATGGAACGACCCCGACTATACGAAACGAATCAACAGTGCGGTGTTCCCCGGCTCTCAGGGAGGCCCTCTGATGAATCAGGTGGCGGCCAAGGCGCAGTGTTTCATTGAGGCGAATACCGATGAGTTTATAGGTTATGCTCATCAGGTGATCAGTAATGCGAAAGAGATGGCGCATGTATTCAAAGAAAATGGATATAAGTGCTTGACAGATGGTACAGATTCGCATATAATACTACTTGATCTGAGTGACCACCACCTAAGTGGTCGGCAAGCAGCGGATCTACTGGAAGTGAATGGGATTACCGTCAACAAAAACGGTGTGCCCAATGACAAGCGTTCTTTTGTTGAGACTAGTGGTATCCGACTGGGCACCGCCGCCGAGACTACTCGTGGTAATAAACTGAAATTTAATGAAATCGCAAATAGACAGCGATTTCATGAAATCGCAAATAGAATAGTTAGAATCTTAAACACAGGAGTAGGTGATGATTAAACGAGGAAGTATACCACTAGAAATTGGTGCTTGGATGACACCGGAGGGTGTAGAACTTACGGCGTTTGCTGAAGGAGGATCTGAAGAATTTGTGAGTGGTGTATGTAAGTATGTTGATTTGATTGATCGGGAACTTGAAGCATGTCGAATCCATGGGGATAAGACAAGCTTGTTTGGCCAATATGATCATCATGCTGACCTGTTTGTTGAGGCTCTAGAAGAGGCTGCCACATACGCACGAAAAGAACTGGAGTTTAGACGAGCATGACATTCATTCACGAACACGTGGAACTGACTGAGATGGATGCGGTCACTACCGATGAAGGACGTAAATACAAAACGCCTGAAGGTATCGATCTACCATCCATCACAACGGTTCTGTCGATACTGTCACGCGACTCCATCGCCAAGTGGCGTAAGCGAGTCGGTGACGCTGAGGCAAACAAGATCTCTACCCGTGCATCGGGTCGTGGTACTCGTGTGCACGAAATTATTGAGAAGTACATCAACAACGAGGAGAATTTCCGAGATGGTTACACCCCCGATATTATTTCTTCTTTTAATGATGTTCGGGATATTCTCGACAATCGTATTGGGCGAGTATACGCCCAAGAAGCTCCTTTATACTCTAATCATCTTGGCGTGGCTGGTCGCGTGGATTGTGTTGCTGAGTTCGATGGTAAACTCTCCATCATAGACTTCAAGACATCCATGAAGCCCAAACGTCTTGACTGGATTAAGAACTACTTCATGCAAGAGTCTGCCTACGCCATCATGTGGGAAGAACGCACGGGTATGCCGATCACTCAGTTGGTCACCATTATCTCAGTTGACAATAATGAACCTCAAGTGTTCATTGAGCACCGTGACAATTGGGTTAACAGCCTGCAAAATACCATAGAGAAATACAACGAAGAGCAAAATTCGACTTCCATTTTGTTATAAATAGTGGTATAATACACTTTTATAACTTATGGGATATCGATGTTACAGTTTAGTCAACTTACAGAGACCTCATTAACCTTTGGGGAAATCGTGCGTCCAGATAGGGCGTATCGTGCTGATCTGTTCATTAAGAAGTACAAAGCGGGTGAACCATTCGAGACGGTCAAGGGTGATTCGATTATTCTCCAGTATGACCCCGCAGTAGAAAAGGCAGTCCGTAACGGGGATAAGAAGGGGTTATCTGCCAAGGCACTCAAGACACTTGATGGTGAACCACTATCCTTTGGCCAACTCAAAAAGACTCAAGAGTTTGGTGGTGGAACATCTGGTTCGGGTGCGGGTTCAGATAACACCCGTGCAACCGAGGCAGCACAATGTGTCTATGCACAATTGATGTGGGACAATCCCAAAACAAACTTCTCCCCTGACGAACTCAAAGCGGCATTTCAAAAAACACAGACCGATGCAAAGGTAGATGAAATTCTACTGAGGGATGATCAGTGGATCGCATCGTCTATCAATAGTGCGAGGCTTCTTCACAAGGTATTGAGAAAGAAACAGTATACATGGCATCGTGGTTCGTCATGGGTTGATGCCCTTGAAAACACATTCAAGAAACTCAACCGTGAAGAGAAACTATTCAGTAATGTCAACAAGTGGACTCCCGCAGATATCTGGGCAATCGCTCGTGGTGCAGAGAACAAGTACAATATTCTGAATGCACCCAGTATCTCTGAGATGAATAACGAGTTACTTAGGGCGTATGCCGCTCGTGATATCATCGGTATCTCTCTCAAGAAGACTGGTAAGAAACCCAAACTAGTACAAGTCAATTTCCGTAAACCATTCAAAGCACCTAAGTTTATCAAACAGACTTTCGGTAAGAAGAACTTCTATGGTGCAAAGGACGGATACTTGTATGGCACTGGTGGATTCCAACTCCAGTTCAGAACCTTTCCGACATTTCAATGTGAGATTATCGGTAACAAGGCAAAACACGGTAAGGTATCTTATGGTGGTATCAGTGATGCAATGAAGCAAGCAACAGGTAGACCCCTGACTCCCAAGAAGAATGTAGAACAGATGTTGAAAAGAAAACCTGATATGTTCTATGATAACTTCTGGAAGAACTATTCGATGACAACTGAGAGTGACGATAAAGAAACTCTCATAGCAAATCTACAGAAGAAAGACTTCGAGTGGCAAGTATCCAAGTATATGGTGTTGGAACTATTCACTGCAATCAATGGTAGAGAACAACAGGTATTAGACTATTTGGTTCGTATCGCAAAGTCACAAACAAAGAACTCGGCTGTTCACTTGAAGGTGTCATAATGAATTTCAGTGATTTCATAACAGAACAAAAGAACACTCACATGACCCACATTGAGGACAAGGTTCTCTATGGTGGTGTGAGTGGTACGCGACAGGCCATTAATGCGTTACGTGAGCTGCGTGATATGTTGGCGGGCGAGACAAGTTCCAAACTGTCTACTAAGTGGGACGGTGCTCCTGCGATATTCTGTGGTCAAGATCCTAGTGACGGAAACTTCTTCGTTGCGAAGAAAGGTGTGTTCGCCAAGAATCCTAAAGTCTATAAGTCCAATGCAGAGATCGATGGTGACATGTCTGGTGACCTTGCAGACAAGATGAAACTTGCATTAAAACATTTGCCAGAACTTGGTATAAAGGGTATAATTCAGGGCGACTTCTTGTTCTCAAAACCAGATCTCAACACCGAGACTATTGAGGGTCAGAAGTATGTGACCTTCCACCCTAACACGATTATCTATGCTGTACCCTACGATCAGGCAGATGCACTGCGTAAGGCCAAGATCGGTATCGTATGGCACACCACCTACACGGGTAATTCGTTTGAGTCATTGAAAGCATCCTACGGTGTGGATGTATCTAAGTTCAAGAACTCCGCAAACGTCTGGTCACAAGACGCCATGTTGCGTGATGTGTCCGGTGCGACAATGAATAAGAGAGAGACTGCCGAAGTGACGAAGCATCTGTCCGATGCGGGTAAGATCTTCAACAAGATATCTGGTTCCACCTTACGTGAGTTAGAACGTAATCAAGACCTTGCTCAACTTATTGAACAGTACAATAACACTTTTGTGCGGCAACAAATGGTCATTTCTAACACTAATGCACACGTAACAGGTTTAATCAAGTGGTTGAATGATAAGTTTCAGAAAGAAG